TTCGTTCAAACTTTACATTGGTAATAAAAATGATCGAACCTTTAAACTCAAAGCTGTCTGGTACACCGTTGTTAGCTAATGCACGACTTTCACTGCGCCAGCTGAGTGTCCGCTTTGGGCTACTGTCTAATGCCGCTTTGAGCAAGTTAAGGCTCAGTTCATCATACAGTACACTATCACAATCGTCTAGCACTAGTACACTGCCAGCGGCACTGTAATCGTATAGTAACTGAAACAATCCAATTGGACTAGCTGCACCTTTTTCAACTCCGAACTTGCGCAAGCTACCGCCTTGCGTTTCCATCTTTAACATGACGCCCGCATCTTTGAGCACCTTTTCTACACCGTAGCTCTTACCAACACCCGGAGGTCCAGTAACAACCATGCCACGCACAACCCCATCGCATGACGCATATGTCATGTCTTCTAGGATTTCAAAACGCTCCCGTAACCGTTCAATGACTTGATCATCTGTTTCAGCCTGGGCGGCTTCAGCTGAAACAACATTCTCTCCGTCTTCTAAGTAGTTGTATTCGGATTGGTCAACTACTTTGATCCGAATGGATCGGTCCGGGAAACCAGGTACTGCACTTCCATCGACGGTTATGAAGCTACCTGTTTTACCTTGTTTAAATTCTTTTACTAAAGGAAACACTACGTCCTTAATGTCTAGATTACGATATGTTCCGCTATGGATACGTACTTGTTTGTTTGTTGTCTGCATTGGTTCTCACTCCTATTAACAACTTCTATATATACATATTAACATCACTGCATACTATGTCAACCTTTTATTTGTGATATTTTCACATAATTAAACACTGTTTCTTTACAGTTGCTGAACTTACTAACGTCATGTGTTTTAACTTTACCAGTGAGCATAACGTCTGTGCCTTCAAGTATTCCGGCAATATCTGGTTCACGGTTAAAGAAAAACTTACAAAGATTGCCTTGGGTATCTACACAAGTTACCAAGTGGATACTGTACTTTGCGATAAACTTTACATCTTTGATGTGTGCTTGAAACATCATGCGTTCGCCAACTTTGCCAACAAACTCACTATCTTTACGATGCTGGTCAAAGAAATCATCCATTCCTTGCCGCTTTTGCATAACACGGAAACTGTTAGGCAAACTTGCAATAACAGCAACACCAAATCCGTCTGTGGTTTGATTACCAATACTGTTGAGTACACTTTGTTCAAAATCGTTTATGGTGCTCATCATCTTCTTAGCAATAAGCTCATGTTGAAACTCGTCAACAATTTTGTCAGCTTGTGCTACAGTGTCTTGGCTAATAGAGATCATATCTTCAACACCAGTCATAAAGTTCATGATTTGTGTTTTATTGTCGTTTACACGTTTATCAGCTTCTCGGTCATAATAACCAAATCCGCTTTTGATAAACCCTTGATTCTTGTCAACTTCGATAGCAAGTTCTAGTACTTGACGGCTGTCGTATTGTGCTTTGTTACGTGCCATTTTCTTATCCTATATTCTGTGTTTACTATTTTATATTAGCATCAAGATATCTTATGTCAAGACATTTATTAAGATAATTATTAAAATTACTGATATAGTGGGCCATCTTAGCATTAAACAAGTTAATTTAAACATGATGTAATCCCACATATTAGTTTGGCAGAGAGACAGGGATTCGAACCCTGGGAACCTTTCGGTTCGGCGGATTAGTAATCCGCTGCCTTCGACCACTCGGCCACCTCTCCATGTTCTTATACTACTTTCACTTAGTGAATAAGTCAAGTTGTTTTGTGTAGTTTTTTACTGTTTCTACAGTCATTACTCGTGTGATCCAATTCTCTGCGGCATCAGTGACGTAGTGACGACTTTTGTCAGGGTATTCAATTCGACCTACAATCGTATCATCTTCAAAAAAACTACACATTAGATATTCATCATCTACAAAACTGATGATTGCTTCTCTGTTGTCTTTTTTAAATTTATTGTAATAGTCCATTGAATGCCTTTCGTTGTATGGTGCGGCTGGAGAGACTCGAACTCTCACGCTGTAAAGCACAGGTACCTAAAACCTGCGTGTCTACCATTCCACCACAGCCGCTTGTTGATTAACTAAAATGCACATTCAACATTTCAATGCGATCAGTTGCAGCAGCCATCTTATCAAGTTCTTCTTGAATAGCTTCTACAATATCCGAATGTTCGCCAATACCAACAGCCTGATGCATATACACCATGATGTTTGTTTTTGCACGTTCTAGCTCACCTTCGGCGTGCATACGTGCTGCTTTTACTAATTGTGCGCTCATGCTCATTGTTTTCTCCTTTACTCGTGTTCGCCGCCATTTGCACGACCATTATAAGCGCCGAACAAGTTTGGTTTACGTTTTGCTGTTTCAAATGTTGCTACTGTAATTGCAATTGCACCAAGCAATAGTGTGTGTAGCATCATACTAAACACTCCTGCCCACATGCTACCTACGACGATAGCAAATACAATACACCACATCCATGCCAATACCTGCATGATCATATGTCGTGTACTGAAATCTGGAATGTTACTTAGTGGATTCTTTTCGTGATCCATTACTACATTCCAACTGTTGTAAATAAATTTTCTCATATCTTTAATTTAACACCTTTCTTAATGTTTGTCAATTATATTTGGCATAGGTGCAAGGATTTGAACCCTGACTTTTGGATTTGGAATCCAACGTGCTACCATTAACACTACACCTATATATTTGGTACTCGCACCCGGACTCGAACCGGGACGCCATATAGCCACAGATTTTAAGTCTGTTATGTCTACCAATTCCATCATGCGAGCATTGGCGTCCCCTACAGGATTCGAACCTGTGACCTACGGCTTAGAAGGCCGTTGCTCTATCCAGCTGAGCTAAGGAGACCAAAACTGTTTAAATTTGTATTGGTTCCTCTGCTGTAATTAAATACATTTTTTGGAGTATTGCATCTAGATTTGATGCAGTTAGATATCCAGCGACTGTGTCGCCTTCTGTTGTGATGCCTGGGAGTTCACATAGTTTTTCTTCTTCTGTTCCCCAGTCTTTAAACACACCTACTTCGTACATGCCTGATTTGCCACCATATGACATGTCATTACAGATTATGCTTAGTTTATATTTGCCAAAGTCAATAATTGCCTGCTTACCGTTTACGTGAGGCTTACCTTGGTCTAACATTTTTATGTCTTTGAATCGCATTTTACTTCTCTATTACGTCTAGTTGTTTTTCAAGTTCTTCTATATATTGTTCGAGCGTACTAATTGTAGTATAAAGGTGTCCAGTAGCACTTGGCTTGATACGGCTTTTGAACACCTCTATTAATTCTTTTGAAACTTCTATTTTATTAGTTATTTCGCTAAACTCTACCATTATTTTGATCCAAATAGTTCTTCAAAGGCCTGTGCTGCTGTTTGTTTTTCTTTGCTTTGTTTACTAATTGGTTCTTCTAAATAAGGTTGCTTAACTGTATTTACATAATCAATTTCTTCCAAAATTTCTATACGTTCCTTAACTTTTTTAAGTGCCATACGGACTTCTTGGCTGTTCTCTTCTTTGTTCATTTCATCTTTGATGATTTCCACAATTTGTCTACTACTAATCATATCCGCTCTTCCTATTTTAGTGTTATTAGTATAACACAATAGTCACATTACTGTCAACTATTTTTTATCTTATATATACTGTTTAGTCTTATACTAAATTAGTAATATACTATGTTTATGAAATCAACTATTCCAACAACAATATGTACATTATACGATAAACGGATAATTAAGTCAATACCTAATTTAAATTTTTTGGCGGACCCGACAAGATTCGAACTTGTGACCTTTGGTTCCGCAAACCAACGCTCTATCCAACTGAGCTACGGGTCCATTCATTAATATATAACATTTAGCCCGATTAGTCAACCATAAAAAAAGGCCGCATAAAGCGACCTTTTAAACCTACGTTTTGTTAAATTTAAAACTTAACTGTAAGTCCTACACTAACTTCTTTGTCAGTTGATTCCCAATCACTGTTAAGTGAATTAGTTAACTTGGCATTCAATGAAGTAGATGTGCCTAACGCAACTTTTGTACCGATGGTAAAGTTTGGTGTTGCTTTATCAACACTTGTAAAGTCACCTTCTACTGATTTTAACATATAGTCAACTTCAGCATATGGGGCAATAAGACCTAGGTCCATTTTACCACCTACAGTTGGAGTGAAATGCATTTCTGATTTAGTAAATGTATCTCCCCAATTGTATTCAGCTTCACCGTTTAGGTAAGTACCAACTGGTCCCACATTAAGAATGTCAAGAGTTTTTCCAACAGAAACACTATAATCACGGTTAGTTCCGTTATCACTTACTCCTGCTCCAAAATCTAATGATCTTCCCATTGTGTACACATCAATTGATCTAGATGTATCGTTAGTTGACAATGAAACTCCCATAGTTGCCGATTCGGCAGCCATTGAGACTGTTGTATTGTCATAGTTCTCGGCTTGTGCCGTTCCAGTTAAAGCGACCATTAGAGCCGCCGTCATTATAATATTTCTCATAATATTTCCTTGATTTTTATTATTACATACTTTAACGCTAATTGCGTTATAGTAGCAAGTTGATTCTGTTGCCAGGTCCAACTTGCAAAAACCCCTACGTGCTTAAAACTAAGCCGCTAATGCCATTTCTGGCGAATAATTGTCATTTGCAATTATAAAGTTTGTTCGCGGTAACGGCGCTTACATCCCGGCAACTCCCTTTACCTATTAACTACCCAGTCGAACCTATTTCAACCCCATCAAAAACACACTATGAACTACTAATAATGTGTTTATGGTGGAGTTGTCCGGTACCGCCCCGGAGTCCTGAATCAGCGTTGAGTAAATTTCAACATTGCATATTATTTATGATAACACAAAACTAAGTTATGTCAACCGGTTTTGCGTTTATTTGTTGTTTTTTTCCAGAATAATCTCTAACTGCGGCTTTAATGGCATCTTCTGCCAATACGCTACAGTGGATCTTAACTGGTGGCAAAGCAAGTTCTTCAACTATTGTTGTGTTTTTAATCTCTTGTGCTTGATCTAGCGTCATACCTTTAAGCATAGTTGTTACCATACTTGAACTAGCAATTGCACTTCCACATCCATATGTTTTGAATTTTGCATCTTCAATAATGCCATCTTCTGTTACTTTAATTTGTAAACGCATTACATCACCACATGCAGGTGCGCCTACCATTCCAGTTCCGATATTCTCTTCCTTGGGGTCAAATTTACCTACATTTCTTGGATTATTGTAATGGTCTAGCACTTTTTCGCTATATGCCATAGTTTCTTCCTATTTGAAATACTATTTATCTATAAAGAAGCAAAAACATTCTCTGGTGTTGTTTCACCATATGGATCTGGGTCAGCTGGTGTACTGTCTGGCTCAATGAACATTTTAGTTACTGTACCGTTATCAACAATCATTGCATAACGTCTGCTACGCTTGTTGAATCCCACTACACTCATATCAATTAATTGGCCCATTCCTTCTGTAAATATTCCATTACCATCTGGTAATACTTTAACATTCTTAAGATTGTTTACATCACGCCATGCATTCATAACAAATGAATCGTTTACTGAACAACAATAGATATCATCTACTCCTTTGTCATAAAACTTTTGTGCATCTTGTTCAAAACCTGGTAATTGAAATGTACTACAAGTTGGTGTAAATGCACCTGGTAAACTAAACACTACCACTTTTTTATTTGAGAAGATTTCATCAGTAGTTAAATCTGCCCAAGTTGATGGCATAATTTCGCATGAGTTAGCTTCTGCACCTGCATCTGGTACTCGTACTTTAAATGTAACTGATGGTACATTGCTATTTTCTTTCGTCATTGTAGACTCCTTTATTTCTTTAATGTAATTATAGTATATTATATTGTATTTGTCAACAATTTTTTCCTATTTTAAATAAATAGTTATAGTATGTTAGAATCAGAAGCAATGAAAATATCAATGTTCTTAGAACCATTAATAGGGCTAGGAATCACTGCGATAATAGTACTATGGTTTAAAGAAGCCGTAGGAGATTTTGTAGCAAGTATACGTTGGAAAATGAAGCCTGGATTTGAACCTGGTGATATAGTATTCTTAGACGGAGAAAAAGCTACAATTATTAGCATAGGCATGCGAGAAACTATATTTGAAATTGACAATGGTCGAGGCAAAGTATGGAGATATATTTACAATACACGTATACCCACACATAGACTGGAGAAGGTAATTGGAAAAGAACACAAAAAATAAAACTAAATTTACAATGGACAAACGCATAGACTGGAATTTAGCAGAATTATGTATAGACGTATCAAAAGTAGTATATGGCGAAAAACCAGAAGTAGTTAAATTCCTAAAAGATAATAAAATAAAACATTCAAGTGTTAAGTTCTTTGAAAAAGATAATGCACAAGGATATGGCATTGTTATGCCTGACTATGTGATCGTTGCTTTTAGAGGTACTGAAGGCGCTCAAATAGGCGACTTATTAGCAGATATTAAGGCTTGGCCTGCAGGTGCTGATACAACAGGTACAGTACATTCTGGGTTTAAGCATGAACTAGATAAACTATATCCTGAAGTTATTAAGTGGTTGGGTAAAAAACTAACTACTAAAAAAATAGTAATTACTGGACATAGTTTGGGAGCTGCAATGGCAACTATATGTGCTACTAGATTTCACCAAGCAGGTGCAGATTTAGAATTATATACATATGGATCACCAAAAGTAGGTGATAGAGCATGGGGCGAACAGTTTAAAGATATTACAGCATATCGTTTTGTTAACAATAATGATCTTGTTACTAGAGTTCCATTCTTTGGATATTACAAACATGTAGGGCAAATACAATATATTACATACGATATACATATTAAAACCAAAGTAACATGGTGGCAACGATTTAAAGATAGAATGAAAGGAACTGGTAAAGCATTTAGTAAGTTTCAGTTCTTTGATGGATTATATGACCACTTTGGAAATCAATATATTAAGAAAATTAAGACTCGTAAATAATTTGGGTTGGATCTTCTCCACGTATCCATGTTCCATCTAAACGTTTTATAACACATTTATTTGCAAACTTTTTAACAGTTAATTCTAACTGTTCATCACTTCCCACTAAATCAGCTTTAACTATGTCATAACAAGGTGTTTTGTTTTTATCAAATGCAAGTATAATCATATGCTCAAGACCATTATGTCTCCAGTTGTAACCTATACGTGTATCTTCACCTTTTACGAATCCATCATAACGTATGATATCCCAAAATACAAACTTAATATTTTCTGGGTCTGCTTCTAATACTTTTTGATTATCAGTTTCTACAATGGTTATTCCATTGGCCACAACTGCATGACCATCAAATACTGTACTATTGTTTTGTGCTAGATTAATAAACTGTTCGTCATATATATTCCAACCTTCAATATTATTACCTTCTTTATCTTTGTAACTAACTACACCTTTGTGTACAATTACATTAATACGCAATCCTCTACTAATAGGCTGTACTGCTGCTGGGTATTTGTGAAATGTTTTATAATCTGCTACAGTTGGTGTACTTAGTGGATACACCATAATTAATCCTGGCCATACTGCATTAATTGTTTCGGGTTCTAGTCCTAAGTCTAACTCTTGTTTTAGCAAACTAAGAAATAGTCCAGCATCACGTTCGTCTATGTGATTCATCGCCATTTGACAAGAAAAATTCTTTTCTTTTTCATCATATTTTTCATCTATGATGTCTGTTAGAAGATGTAAGAACTTTGTTAAACCCATACCAAATTGTTTGCCATGTCGTCTTGGAACAAAATCTTGCATTCCAAAATCAATCCATGGGTTATATGCTATAGTTATTATTCGTTTTAATATAGGTTCTTTATGATAGATGTGCAGAAGCTCTAGTTTCTCATCCTGAGTACTAAAGTTCTGCAACTTTGTTATTATTTCTGATAATAGATGTACTTTACTCATACAGCTATTTATACAATTAAAACTCTACTTATTAATAAAGTCTAATTCTTCTTCAGTATAAGGCCACATTTAGTATGTCTTTCTATAAACTTTTTCGCCACGTGCAACTGATTTAATATCGCCTCTGCATATGCCAATATCATTCAATTCAAAGTCGTTTAATTCTGACAAAGCCTGTTCGGTTGCTTTGCGACTTTGACTGCGTGTATATGCACGTTTTACCCAACTTAGTTTATTTGCTATAGTATTAATCATTTTTATTATCCATGTATAAACTTCTTGCTTCTTCGTGAAACCCATCACGATGCAACTGTGCGGCTGCTCTAGCACGTCCAACTGCTTCACCAAATCCCCAAAGTGCTAATAGCACTTTTAGAGTTACGTTTTTAATCTTTTCACAAACTTCACAAGTTTGTCTGTATATTAGTGTTGTTGTCATTTTAATTTTACTCTCAAATTGTTTCTGCTATGCCACATCTTTGGGGCAGCGCCATTGTGTTCTAGCATATAGGTGTAAGCATAAAGCCAATCAGTCCCATATTCTGTTTTTGCATAAGTCATTAGGGTTTTATTATGAGCCACACGACTTCTACGTGAGCCATTGAATAATCCCGACCATGCACTAAAAAAAGTGTTAGCCATTTTATATTCTCCGTTATATGTGTGGATGATTTTGGGAAAGCATCCGTTTTTGCCAGTCTCTCCTGGCCGCTACCACGATACCTCATAATGTATCGCTTGTAAGGCATGGGTTATGCCCTGGTCTTTCCCAGAGTCAGTTAGCGTGGCACTAACTGCCGCTCTTTTTTTCTGAGCCGAGGTCGCTCTGTACTACTTTGTACATGTAAATAACAACACGCCGTTGTATTGCTCTTTTTACACTTTTATTTATCACGTATTCACGCAATAAACCGTACTTATTTATGCAAAGACGCTATGCACTATACACATACCGTCTTAAAAGTTATATTTTGGTTGTTGTGCTTTCGTATGTACGATTAAATTGATTATTAACCATTACAAATGTTGCACATCTCATTAGGTGCTTTAATCTACTTGCACCTGCATATGTACAGGTACTACGCAGGCCACCTAGAATTGCTTGTACAGTGTGTTGCACTTCACCTCTGTATGGAACTAATACTTCTCGTCCTTCGCTTGCACGATAGTCTTTTAGTCCACCAAAATGTTTTGTGTTGGCTGCATCACTGCTCATTCCATAAAATTGTACAAACTTCTTTTCTTTATAAACTTTTTCAAGTCCTTTAACTTCATTTGTAATATATTTTTTAGTGATTACTTCACCGCCACCCTCGTCATGTCCTGCAAGCATTCCGCCTAGCATTACAAAATCGGCGCCGCCAGCAAATGCTTTAGCCACATCACCACTAGAGTTACAGCCCCCATCAGCGATAATATGTCCACCAAGTCCATGTGCCGCATCTGCACACTCAATGACTGCACTAAGTTGCGGATACCCGACTCCTGTTTGGATTCGTGTTGTACACACGCTTCCTGGTCCAATTCCGACTTTAACGATGTCTGCTCCATTTAAAATTAACTCCTCTGTCATCTCTCCGGTTACTACATTACCTGCTATAATTACTAAATTAGGAAATTTATCACGTACCTTTTTAACATGTTGTGCAAAATGATCACTGTAACCATTTGCAATATCCATACATACATATTTTAGTTTATTGCTTACTTTATCATATACATCAACTAACTTATCAAAGTCTACTGGTCCTGTGCCAATACTCATAGCAATGTTCAGTGTTCTTCTGCTATCTGGATAATCATTGTTAAAAAATTCTACAAGTTGTTCTACTGAATATGTTTTTACTAAACATGTAAATATATTTTGT